GGCATTATCTGACTCGGTGGAATCTTGAGTTGCTTTCGCTTCAACGTTGCCACGTTTGTCTACGTTAATACTTATGTTGACATTATTGTTTGTTTCTCCCCCGCTAACCACTCCAGCAACCGCGCCTTGATTGCCACGAGATACAGGGCCTCCGGCGGCCATGCCGGGAACGCCACCACGATTCAATTCCCCCATGAAATCCAAACCATATTGACGAACGGTATCAGCGCCCATTACATATTCTCCGCCAGTTAACATAGCGGGAGAAGCACCTTTAGCGGAACCTCCCGTTGCCATGTCGGGGAACCCACTGTCATTTATACCCACTCCTGCATCCAGCCATTGCTTCGCAGACATCCCCCCTCTTTGTGAGGCGCTCAATGCGTTAAAGCCCTGACGTCCTTGGCCGCTTACACTAGCACCCGTTAAGTCAGATGTCATGGGACCAGTTTTCCCCATCATATAAGATCCCCCAATCAGCATCGCTGCATTCATATAGGCGCTCATTAAACGGCCCTTCTTTTGCTTCTTGTGAGCCTTCATTACCTCAGACCGTCTTTCGGTTTCTGTGAAAAGGTAATCCGAATAAGCTCCCATTTTTTGTTCTTTACCAAACATCCGACCGGTTTGGCGATCATCTTCATTTAATCTCCCTAAAAGGGACAACGCTCCACTTACTTCATACTTCCCTTCTGTTGGTCTGACCCTTTCACTAACAAGCTTTCCTGTCTCCGGATCTCTCCTATAGTAAACATAAGCCTTATTCAAGGACACTTGAGCACCCCTTCCTCCTCCTGCGATAGAGTCTGCCCCTCTTACATCCGAATCAGGACCACCAAAGTAACCGTACTCCCCTCTTCCTTGGCCGTAATCTTGCCCTCTCCACGGTTTCTTCTTCGATTTGCCCCATTGGCCACTCACAAGACCCGAAGCGGCGCTAGCGGCGGCTGAGACGGCAAACATTTTACCCATGTTCCCTCCACCAGCCGGAGCTCCTCCTTCGGCGAAACCACTTACTCCTCCCGAATTAATAGCGTTTAAAGTATCATAACCAATTTTTTTAGCTGATGATTTCTTAATAACGTATTCGCCCCCATTCATCATACTTAAAACATCATCCTTCATTCCTGACCCACCAGTGACTACCCCGCCACCTCCGTAACGCGGGATATGCCCCCCTTCCGAAAAACCCATCTTGGCAAACATCATATTTGTTGCCATTTTGGCCGACATATCTGAAATTGTATTTAATATATTTCCGGCAAATTGAGCCATAGCTTCCTGTGCGCTGCTTGCTCCGCTTGCGATACTCTTGAAAGCGTCCGCAAAGGAGGTTTTCATGGTGGTAGCTACCTGTCTTGAGCCATCCTCCAGTTCGTTCAAATAGTCACGAGGATTATAAGTCATCGCCCCTTTAAAACCTTGCCTTAAAGAAGCTCGTTGCTCCAACATCATGGGTCCCAACCCATCCTCATTCCTCCTTTTTTCCAAAGCATCTTTATACAAAGAAGCGCCTTCGCCTCCAGTTATTTTACCCGTAAGCATCCGGTCTTTAGCTTCCGCCGCTTTCTGACGAGCTTGCGAAGAAGCTATCTTATCGACAAGGTCTCGAGCTTTCTTATTGAATTTAAATTTTAAATCTAGTTCTTCGTTGTTCAGCTTTAATGTTTCGTCAATAAATTTTTTATTGTTTTCGTTTTGTTGTTTTAGTTGCAGTTGCTGGTTTGTAAACTCGGCAGTAAGCTTTCTTAAGGGAGCCAGCAGTGCTTGAGCGTTTTTTAGTCGATCCCGTTCGGTCTGGGATAACCTTAGGGTGTTTTCCCCTCCTTCTCCGGCAGCCTGACCTCCTAAATTTTTCAGCGACTCTTCTAACTTTTTAATATCAGCCGGTGTCATCGTTCCTAAATTAGCCGTTAAACCAGCCTTAACGGTCTCGACAGCTTTACGTCTAGCCTCTATAACATCTTTAGACAACCCAACTTTTCCTGCAAGAGCTGTTTTGAAAATATCAGCAACCCTACCACTAATTCCCTTTAACTGAAGGTCTCCTACACTTTTTGTAAAGGCAGCCTTGGCATCGGTTTTGGCTCCCTCAAATCGTACTACCTCAGAGTCTTGAGAGGTATTCCTTCTGGCTTGAGCGACATCATAAGCGTCCCCCGTAGCCCCCATACGAGCAATCCCTCCTCGCGCTTTTAAACCTTGTATTTTATTATTGAATCCGGTTTGCAATTTTGACATAGCAGCCACATGCTTCAATCCTGCCGAAGCATCTATAGTAGCTTTGGCAAGCTCGTCAAGCAGCCCTATTTCTTTTTGAAAGGCTTTCGTCCTTATGTCTTGCTCGTCTATTGAGTCTTTTAGTTTAGCTACTCGCCTCGTCTCTTCGTCTGCCCTGTCTTTTATAACCTCGTTCAGCTTTTTAAAGCTTAACTCTCCGTTCAACATCTCCCTACCGAGCTCCTGCATTGCATCTAGCGCACTAAACCCTGAGGGATCATCACCATCAATCTTCGCGGCTTCTTGAGCTTTCGTCACCAAAGTATTCTCGAGATTATCTCTCCCCGCTTGATCAAGTCCCGACTGATTAGCTATTTCTCCAGCTAAATACCGCAAAGGGCTCTCCTTTCCCTTGATATCCTTCATGCCTGTGGAGCTATTTATACTCCTCTCGAGCGCAGCTCGTTTTGTCAACAAGGCATACCTCGCGTCTGTTTGCCCGCCGAATAAGGTCCGATTAAAGGTGCGGCCCTTATAGGTGTCGCCCTCGTTGGTCATGGATAAATCTGCTAGTTCATCAAGAACGCCCGTACCACTCTTCCTAAACTCCCCTCCTGTGATGAGGCCCGCTGCCCCCGTAATACTTCCCCTTTTGCGCCGCTTATCCATGCTATCTACTTGGGCTTGGTAACGGGCAATCAGGTCGTGAGTTTTCTCTCGTGGCCCTCTGCCTATACCGAATGGGATGAAACCTCTTCCACCCCTAACACCACCTCCACCCCCCCGCATTATAGGCGAGTGCAGTGGCCCCATTTGCGCTAAAGTTCCGCTTCTAAGGCCTTGGAGTTGTCGCTGTTTCTCTTTGTAGCGCTCTTCATCTGCTGGAGGTAAAGCTCCTCCTGAAATCATCTTAACATCCGCCCCAACTACACCCGCCTGCATTTCTCGTGAGGCCATATCAGACTGATATATATTTCCGGCCTTTATTCTTAGATCCCTTATTTGTTCACCAGTTTTGGCTTGCCGTATTCCTTTAAACACTCCCGAATAAAGTTTTTCGTCCCCGTATTCTTCTTTGACGAAAGAGGTGAGCTCACCGCGTTGCTCTTGAATTTTAGAAAATCTTTCACTGCCTCCGGCTTTATTGATCTTGTCTATCGCTTCCGCAATTCTAACAAAAGTTTCAGATGTTCTTTCATCCCGCTTCGAAAGCTCGTCCATTTTTTTAGTTAAACCGTCAACTGTGTCCGCCACTTCTGCAGTTTTGTCTTTGAAACCATCAAAAGCCCCATATATCAACCCCATCGCCCCTGCTATTGCGCCAACAGCCGGATGAACCATCATTCCCGTACCTCCCCACATGGCACCAGTACTCGCACCCCCTGCTATGGCCCCGCCAATACCCCCTGTAGTCCCCACCCCTGTAGACTCCTGTAATCCTCCAATAACCATGGGTACCATCATGCCCAGACCCATAGCTCTACCACCACTTAGCATTCCTTTCATGGATTTACCAAATCCTTTAGTTTCCTTGGCTGTCACGGTGGTCGCCTCAGTCGCTCTCTTTAAAGATTTAGACAAGGCGTTAAACTCCTTTTTTAAATTTTTCGCTATGGCACCCTCTACCCTTCCTTTACCTCTTCCTGCTTTTCCACTCCTTAGAGGGTCTAATGGCCTGTCAAACTCATCTACTAAATTAAAATTAGGTATTCCATGAGTTTTAGGATTGATTCCCTGCGCTTTTGACCTACTAACACCTTGTTGTAAACCTCCCGGTTCGTGTATGGTATTATAAACCCCAACCCCTCCCGGATTTCCTGACGACTTCAGCGAACCACTGCTACCCACCCTTATTGCAGAAGCGGGAACCCCTGCCGACATTTCCCTACCAACAGCGCTCATCAGGGGAGAAAAATTAGGAACAAAACCAAGTCCTCTTGGCGCGAACTTCTTTGAATTAGCTGCGTTGGGATCCTTTTTAGGATTATGCAAAATGAACTGTGATCCTGCTCCGCCTTCCACAAGTTCTTTAGCCATTTTATTGGCCATGCTACTTCTGTTCTTAGTAGACCTAGAAGCTTTGTAATCTGCTATTCCATATGATCCGCCAAATACACGATGAGTTTTTGCCGCTTGATCGCCTCGAACATCAAAATCCCCAATTTTATTTTCTTCCGCGGCGGCTTTTGCGTCTAAAGCTAAATTCATTCCAACTTCGAAACCAGCTCCAGCCGCAGCCGTTAAAGCTCCTTTTGCTCCCTTCGTATTATCTAAAGCTGCTACGACTTCCTTCCGTGTTATATCCCTAGCAGGAGGATCTATGGATTCGGCAAATCTCATCGTAACCCCTGCCGCGGCGCTTTTCATTGTTTTGATAATATCTTTGGGTCCCTTCGGCATTTTTTCAGCTATGAATTCTTTATCATAACTTCTTATAGGAACAGAAGCTCTAAAATTCTCGTATTTTCCACTTCCTTTAATAAAAGACCCAACCGCGTGAGGGAGTCCATCAGGTACGAGCATGGATATGCCTCCTTCCATTCCGCCCGCAACAGAAAGGTCTCCGCCCATCTTATAAGCTCTATCTTTTGCTGCTTTAGAATTCGACTTCTTGCCTTTGCCGTACATGGATGCCCCCCTCGTCACCTCCCCCGACTTACTCTTGTTCATTCGCATCAACCCCGGAAGACCCGCAAAGTTAGGAACAAATCCCGAAGCAGCATAAGGATCAAAACCATGCGCAGCGCCAAAAGCTGATTTATAACCAGCCCCAGCCGGACTTCCTTGAGGAGGCATAATGGCCGATTGACTCATACCGGGGAAACGCTTAACTGTTTCCGCCGAGTTATACATCATGGTTCCAGCACCCGGCTGGTTCATAGTTCTAATAGAGCCTGCTTGGTAGCCTCCTGCCGCCGCCGCCGCCCTTTCTGATCCGGCATTAGCAAAGTTAGGAACAAACCCTTCGGCTCGTCCTCTCCCTCTACCTTTGAAACTCATTCCTCCACTTCTACCAACGTGCAAACCCTGCCCCAGCATGGAGGCCGCTATCGGAGCTGCTATTGCCTGCATTGCCTGTCGCTCAAGGCTCTGTTTTCGTATTGTGGCTAAAATTTGCTGCTCAATAGTAAGAATCTTTGTGTCTCCAGATAAAACAGAACTTAAAAGAGCAGGTTGTTTCGCTAAGGTATCTACTATTGCTCCTTCTATGGTAACGCGTTGTTGAGAAGCTTTATTTATGCCCATTATGTCCGAGAAAGCTTTACCAGTGAATTTTGTCAGATTGTAAAAAAGTTTACCTACAGTGGCGACAATAAGAACCAAGCCCGGGCCAGCAATAAACTGACCAAGCCCATCCATGATACCCTTCCCCCAAGTTTTTCCGAAACCCTCCATGAGACCGCCTTTACCAAAAGACTCCATACTGGTATTAACGATATTTAAAACCCTCTTAATGGCTGGTTCCAGCGTCCCCCCACCAATTGAGGCTCCAGCCTGCGTTAAGTTAGCGAGAGCCCTGTTTGACAACGCATCTAAACTTTGATTGAGCTGTTCGTTCCTCTTGTAAGCCTCATCAGTTGCAGAATTAGCGGCATGCAAAGCCCCTTTATAATGAGAAGTGGCTGATGACAAATCAGACATGGCCGCTTTCAATATGTTAACCTGAAAGACGCCCGCCACACTTTCACTAACTGACGCTTGTTGAGATTTGGACAGATTATCGAAATTATTAGCCAAGTTTTGTATAACCTGTATGCCTGAGAGCATATTCCCATTCATGTCTGTGACAGCTACCCCAATATTTCTCAGTTTCTGTAGAACGTCAGTACGTTGAATACGAGTAAAGATAGTTTTAAAAGCGTTACCAATAACAGCACCACCACGAGCAGTTTTTTGCTGCACAGCGGTAGTAATAGCCATCAATTCATTCATGCTCACTCCCGCCGACACTGCAGAAGCACCCACACGAGAAATTGATTTGGCCAAATCTTCAGAACTTACAGCAAAAGCAGCATCCACTTTAGCCATACGGTTAATGACTTGTGCGGAGGTGACCCCTTCTTTTGTGAAGGAGTTAACGGCAGCCGTCAGGGACTTAACTGAGTCTGCGGCAGCCATTCCTGTCAGGCGTGTTAGTATCAGGGCGTCGTTTGTTCGTTTTAAGGTCTTCTCCGTTCCCAAACCTTGACGAGCCAACTCGGTAGTGGCTTCCGCTACGACTTCGAAACTTTGAGCGGTACCCCTAGCGATTTTAAACATCTCTGCACCGAACACCTTGAGCTGTTTACTACTCGCATTAAGAACAACATTGACGTCAAGCAACGCCTTTTCAACTTTCATCGTGCTTGTAACCATGCCTTTGAAGGCTCGGTCGATCTGCATGATGATTCCGGCTGATGCGCCGAAAGCTACGACACGCGCATTGGACGCTTCTAGGGATTTGGTAAATTCGTCGGCTTTGACTGTGGCTTTAGATAAACCTGAGCCCAAAGCTCGGACCTTGTCCCCTCCCTTTCCGACACCGCCAAAGGACCCCCCCATTGTTTTACCTAGCTTCGCAAATTCCTTGTTAAGCCTAGCGAGTTCCCTGTCGGCAGCTCTAGTATTAAGAAGTAGATCAATTGATAACTTGTCTGTAGCCATATCCCTAGTGTATTATTACACTATTTTTAGACTACCTATTAACTAATACCGTGAAGTTTAACTAAATCCTCCATAGAAAGCTTTCCTCCTTTTTCCGCGGCTTTTTTAGCTAGGTTAATAGTATTTTGTGGGTTATCTAACCCCAAACGCTTTAAATCTTGCTTTGTTGCCCCTACTAAAGAGGTAGCTGCGCCGGGTTTACCCACGTTATCTGATTTATCCAAGACCTCACGCGCGCTTTTTGTCGACTCGAACCATTCCACCAACTTTTCTGGATTTGAAGCTATTTCATCCGGCGGTGCCTGCTCAGAATTTTGAATCATGTTCTTATAGTACTTCCCGTACCCAAAAAGCTCCACTTGGTAAAACGATAACTGCACTAGAGCCTTTCCATAGAACACGTGCGCGTTGTCTTCGCACAAATAGAACAGATTAGTATAAAAGGGGGACACCGACATGTGTTTAAGGTTGCGGGACTGAAATTTTTCAGCGTTCTTGTTATATAACCCGATCAACTCACCAATTCTTCTTTCTTCGAGGTCTTGAAAATCTTCAGAAGAGAAAAACCTTTCCCCTTTTTCGTTCTGGAGTGCGTTATAGATGTAATGTTCGTTAATTCTTCGAGCAGCATAAGCTTCAGAGGTAAAACCAATGAGTTCTTCCTTGGCCGCTTCAAGCTGCACTAACTTTCTGGTGTTTTCTACTATTTCCGCGTTTACTTGGTCTATGTGAGCCTGCAAAAACACTTTCTTTTTGGTCGTCTCTAGACCGGAGAGGGTTGTTTTGATATGTAGGATTTCCACGTTCCTTTCTTCGGTCCAAGTATCGTTTTCTATAAGGAAATCAATCTTTTCCTTTCGGGTTGGGAGGCCTTGAGACTTGGCTTTTTCGAAAAAGAAACGGTTTTTTATATCTAATTCCGCCGAATCGAAATTATTGAAGTGTTTTATTCTTACGGTCTTGAAAGTAGGAGACTCAATCAAAGAAAAGCCCCTAAGGATCTCAGAGAAGGTAACCTTTAGGTCCGCTTGATCCATAAAGAGAATTACTTAGCTTTTTCTTCTTCTTTGACGGGTTCCTCTCCCTCTTTTCTCTCTTCCTCGTCAAGCTTGAGCGCTAAATCTACCATCTCTTGGAATTCCTGTTTCGAATTGGGCCTTCCTACAAACCAAAAACTAACATAGTAAGCAAATTTTCGTGCTGTTATAATTTCAAAAATGTCTTCTCCTTCGTCTACATCGTCGTAACGCTTTAACTTGTCAGCGAAATCTCCCGATCCGAAAAATTCAACATCTTTTCCATCCTGTTCGGAGTAAGCTAAGTGCAACATCCACCACAAGATTACCTTGTTTCGCGCACGACTCTCTGCTGTCTCTTCGTATAATGAATCTTCCACCAGCTGCAGGTCTCGAAGCTCTCTCCTTACGGGCCTCACTTCTTCTTCTAGCTCCTTGAGGCGCTTCTTCTGTGATGTAGTACGCTTTTTTTCATCAATATCGATAATCTTACTCTGCTCTTCGTAAAACTTCTTCAGTTTTTCGGTAATCAACTTGTATTGCAGGTTTTCACCATCGCTTCTTGTGCCTCCATCATTTTCAAATCTTTTCTCCAGTAGTGCTCTCGTTAAAAGCCCAGCCTTAATTCCCTCGGCCAACCTTACCCCGTAGTACAACTCAGCTTCGTCAGTCATTTCCCTAGTGGGACGCCTGAGGAAGAACTTGAAAGGGATATCTTTCTTAACTTTCTTTGATGTGGTAACCTCCGTACCGTCTTTTTTAGTTTCGACGGTATCTTCGTTCACTTGCTCTTCCTTACTTACTGAAAATTCGTATATTCGCTTCATTATTATTTATTATGGTTGTATTCGACAAATTTTTCAAAGTATTCTTCAAGTTCTCTGATGCAGTCGTTTCCTAAATCTAGGATTCTTTTGCGAATCCTTTGGTGGGTTTCTTCTGGAATTTTAATCCCTCCGGCTTCTAGATCTTCTAGAATAAAAAAGAACTGTTTATAGAGGTTAGTGATTTTTCGACGAGTTTGAAACGCGAAAAAATTATTGATAATATCCCTGTCTGGGCCTTCTTCCTTTGACATACCTTTTACCTTATATCTTACTATGACTTACACTATATAAACAAAAAAAAATCCCCCAGAGGGGGATTTTAACAAAAGTATTTTTTACGGTATTAAGCGTACTCTCCTGCAACACCCGTATAGAAACCACTCATGAAAACACCCACATCCGTTTGGTCGGGACCACCCACCTGACAAGAGAAATCATAAGTAACAGTCTTGTTATCTCCAATTGAGGAGGAATAAGACTCGCTATCAAGCTTGACGCCCTTCATTTCATAGTTCATCACCGTATCTTTGGTGGTGGGATCAGTGCAATTAGCCGCATACTTGAGAAAAATAGAGGCGTTATACTCAACATCACAATCTATAATGTTAGCAATTGAACCCGTTGTTAAATCAGACAATATAGCATCAAGACTCAAAGTCGCACTAATTGGAAAATCGACCGGTCGAGCAAAAGCAAACCTGCTCCCTAATTTTTGAATCGGAGTTCTGCTCAAATCAAAACCAATGGTATAACTCTGAATATGAGCACTAGTAATTTTCCCGCCGGGAAGATCCATTTCCTTTCCGTCTTTCCTTGAGATGGATAAAGTTATATCCCCCGGCCTTAAAGTGCTTATATTACCGGTGCCCTGTGGCGTTAAGGAACTAGCTGGAATGGGCATCTTAACAGGAGCCGTATTAGTTTGAAGCGGCAACATGCCAGAGGCCCCGTCGGGGGTCTTTCCGACCCATGATGTAGGAATTCCGTCTGTCGGGTTAATTGAAGGATTAGAACCTGAAATGTATTTCATGACAGCCCCGTCCGTAACACCTTGATCGCCCGACTCAAATTTGGTGGCTGCACCGGCAACGGATACGTCCACCACTATACTTTTAGATCCATTTTCCGCCAAAGATGTTAACGTCAAAGTGCCACTGTTACCGCTCTGTGCCCCAGTCGTAATTGTAATAACTGTTCCAGCTTTCAGAGTCTGAGTTAAAGGTAAAACGCTCAGAACAAGATCTTTTTTTCCATCAATAGCGTCCGCATTTAGCGTAACTGTAACGATGGAAGTCCCAAAGCCATAACCAAGAGTCTTGGAAGGATCGAAATACCCTGCAGCTACAGTATTCCAACCGGTATAATTATCATACATTCCCGTATAAGGAAGTGTATTCATGCTCATGTTTTGTCCTTCGGCTGAAATTGTTGCGGTAGGAAGACCCCCCACTGAAGCTTCTGTACTGTACGAAGTCACACTTGCGTTTCCTACACCAATGACACTCTCCCAATCGCCGGTTATAGTATTATTTAAAGCGTCCTGACCTTCTCGAGTAGTTAAAATGAAATAATTTTTTGTGCCTTTCCAAGGAACTTCTGTATCAATCAATCCTGAAATGCACGAAACTGGCGTGCTGGGGACATTATCCTGATCAGCCCATATATGAAATCCCAACTTGTTTTCGTTACCCAAATTGGCAACAAGCCACGAAGCGTCAAAAGACACGGTTGGCGTTTCGGTTATGATTCTGTCAATAGAAGCCAGCTCTCCGAACTGGTTTACGTCTTGACGAGAGATCGAGAAACTATAATTAGATGTCTGTATACGGTTTAATTCAGCGATATCATTATCGCCCGTTTGGACACCGGTACAATTCACATTCTGAGAGACCAGAACCGCTTCACTTTGATAAATAACTCTATTTCTAGCCATGTTTTGTAACCTTGTTGAAATTAATTTTAGCTCATTTCCGTGTTATGGAACCCACTCATGAACACCCCAACACCCTTTTGGTTCGGACCGCCCACCTGACACGAAAAATCAAGAGTGATAGACTTGTTATCGCCAATTGACGTACTAAATGATTCGCTATCAATTTTTAGACCCTTCATGATGTAAATACATACAGGCTCTTTAGTCGAAGTGCCGCACGTAGTCGGGTCCATCATCTTAACTGCCGCTGAGTAAGTACTATCGCAATTTATTAGATCACTAATAGAACCAGTAGTAAGATCAGCCAAAACCGCATCGACACTTAACGAGGCAGTAATTGGGAAATCCACCGGACGAGCGAAAGCAAACCTAGTGCCAAGCTTTTGGATCGGGGTCCGACTTAAGTCAAACCCTAACGTGTAACTCTGTATATGCGCATCAACTATATCTGCACCTGCGATATCCCAAGTGCCACTTCCGGTAGAACTAGAAATACCATCAGCAGAATCTTTACCCAAACTTATAGTAATATCTCCCGGACGTAAAGAGCTTATCAAACCGGCTCCAGCTCCAGAAGCGTTTCCGGTAGCGACAGGCAATACGATCTTCTTATTAACGCTTGTTCCGTCAGTAGGGTTAATTGCTGGATTAAGTCCTGAAACCCCTGAGAGTGCTGCGCCATTCATTAAAAAACCATTATTGGCAGCACCAACTTGAGGTTCCGTCGGAATAGTGTTGAAATTCATGTTCATGGCCTCTACACCGATACTTACCGTAGGCAAGCCCCCTACAGACGCTTCCGTACTGTAGGTGGTGAGGAAACCATTACCCAATCCAATTACGCTCTCGTATTTACCAGTAGTAACAAGTTCGTTTGCGTCCGCTCCCTCTTTCGTAGTAAGGATGAAATAATCCTTCTGGTAGGCGTTTGTAGATGAGTCGATAAGGCCACCAATACAGGAAGTAAGACTACTTGCTGCAGCGCCACTTTGGGCGACAGTAAATCCAAGCCTATGTTCATTGGTAAAATTCGCCAAAACATAAGACATGTCCATACTCACCGTTGGAGTATCGGTAATTATACGGTCGATAGCAGCCAATTCGCCGAACTGATTTACGTCCTGTCGGGTTATATTGAAGCTATAATTGGCACTTTGAATCCTATTTAGGTCCAATATATTCGGTTCCCACTTCGCAACCGAAGGGTATGCGGTATAAGTACCCGTCAAGTCCCCTGCATACGAAGCGTTTTGACTGACATAAACAGCCTCACTCTGATAAATAACCCTATTTCTTGTTGCCATTATATAAAATCCTTTTTTAAATTCTTATCTTAAATTACAGTTACTATAGCTAAAAGAGAACTAATTTCCTCACTGCCGAGGGAATCTGACCTTACTAATCTCAAAATCAATTATTGAAGAGTAAACATTAGGATTAAATTTCCTCACTTCGTTCTCCAGTGCTCGATCAAAACGTGAAATATTTACTTCGTCTAGGAAGGCTTTTTGTGATTCGTCTTTGCAGTCTGTTATTCCGGTATAGTTGTACTGAACGTTATCTCGATAGCCTCCCAAGGCGTTGAAAGGTTGTTCAGCTTGAGTTAAAAGAGGTATATATTCCTTTTGCGTGTCGCGAAAAATAGAACCAATAGCATCAACTTCGTATTGGCTATCCGCTACAATAATAGCTCTGGTATAAACTATGGTGTTATCCTGCCCCCCGAAAGCGAAAGGTTCGTTTCTTCCGCCCGCATTTTTAAGGTAAACGACTGGGTAAGTTTTAGTATCAGGCTGTAATCCCGTGGGAACCACGTCAGAAATTTGGTTTCTATTTGTATACTGAGTTTGAAAAAGTATCTCATCTTCAGTCCTGTTGGTTAAAAACACATTAAAATCTTTAATGGCAAAACTTCCAGTAACGTCAGAGCTCTGAGCCCCAGACCAATAAGAACGTCCATTATTGTAATCAATGGCGTAGAGTCCCACGCTTCCGCCCTCCCCCACGTTAATAAGAGTATTCCCTGCGTATAATCCAGTAGGAATAGTGGCTCCCGGTATAGAAGCATCGGCTACTATCTGGGAATAAGAGCTAGCATACGCCTCATATCCATAATAATCATCCAAGACGCTATAAAATTGCCCCGTCACATTTTGGTAAGCCTCTCCTTTGGTGAGTAGCTTGTTGTCGAACCATAATAAAAAACTTGATAAAACTTGGTTGTCGAATTGGGGTTTCATTTTATTTTAGCTCCAAAATTAGTTAACATTGCCCCCACATAAGGAGTTGGCCTAAAGTTAGTAAAAGTCATTTGAGGTTCTTTCGTCTGTAAGGCTACCCCAGAACGGCTTTTTGACGAACGAGTAAATATAGTATTAGTGAAATTATCTATTCCCCGTTCTACTCCTTTTACCCAGCTTTGGGTACTCCACGTCAAAGGGGTTACTGCGTAAATCTCTTGAGCAGAAGGGTATCTTATTGGGAATTCCCACTGAAAAACAGTGCCGCTTACTTTTTTTAATTTAGGTTTTTTTTCTAGTGATATATATTTCTCAAAGGAATCTCTTATAATTTTCACTGGGTGTTGAGAGGGGGTAAAACCCAAAAAACCGAACAAATTCCCTTTGCCCCCAAAAAAAGAGCTACTTCCATTCGGCCCTTGCTCTATTTCTTTCGTGACTGGGTGGGTATTTAACTCTTTTATTAGATCACCTTTTAGTTTGTCGGCTTTTCTCTTGGCAGCTCCATAAGCTAAATTTTGTAACGCTTTCGAATTAGAGTAGTTTTTTTTCAAAAGCTGCTTTATGGTTAATTTCTTTATTATTGCCATTAAGTCGTAGCCTCCAAATAAAAAACGTAAAAAGTTTTACCTAAAAAATAACGAACCCCCTCAGAACTAACCACGTTAAACTGACTACCCCCAATCTCTATAGAAAGCGTTTTGCCCTTACTAATGTAATCGCTGCAAGCAACTTCTACCTTAATTCTCACGTCGCCTTTTTCAATATTAGTTTTTAATTCGTCTTGATAATCGAGCGGTTGATTCTCTTTATAATTAACAATAGCGCTGAATGTCTGACTGACTGGCGTATAAGACACTGTCTCTTTTGGCGCGCTATAACCCGCGTAAATATGTTGCGAAGCGGCCAAGGTGACGGTTTTTTGAGCTTCCTTATTAACCGTGATGGTAGCTTTGAACGTGTCGAAATGATCTCCTAGAGCCGTTTCAAATATAGCTTTCGCCGTTGCTGGTACCAAAGATGCCATTAGATATAATTTGGTTGTATTCTATTATAAGAGCCGCCGTAACTAATTGAGTATCGACCCACTTCGGTGTCGTCACCGGCAACCTGAACAGGGGAAGACTTTCTTAGTTTGTAAGCGTTGATTAAGTCGGTTAGCTCCGAATACTCTTCCTTCTTGAGAGAAATGTAAGTCTTGCTTAATTCGTTTTTGTTAATTTTCCTTACTCGAGACCCATCAGACGCAACCTCTACGACAGGATCGCTAGAAGCGGCTCCAACAGTTGCTCTGATTTGCTGGTCGTAATAGTGAACTATATACATTTTTTTCAACACAGAAGATTCTTCCGCCTGAATAGAAACTATAGCTGGAGTAGAAGCTGTTCCATTGTCTCCAGCCACCGAAAGGCCTAGAGCCCCCGTACCTTCATTGAATGCTTGGGGTTCGTACTGGGGGGAAGCGAAACTCCCCGAAAATTCATAAGCGTCAGGTCCATAATCCACTATTTTAAAGGTGGTGTTTATTCTATTATTCAATTCGCCCACGTTACTCCTAATCCAGAAAGCAATTGCGGGGATGGAAATCGTTGAAGGTTCTCCAAGTTCCCTAAAAATTTCATCTGCAATATCAACAATTTTCATATTTATAGAAATTACACTATTTTTTCTACTACTAGCGGATCTAATTACTTGAGCACGACCTCATAAGTAAACCGTACTAGATCAACGACTTTTGACCCGTCTAAATCAGTTGCGCCACTCGCCTCATCTTCTATCACATAACTAGAGACAGCAATAGTATGGGTGTCAGAGTTGTATATCGGCGGCTCATTATCTACCGCCTTTAATATTTGGAATCCAACAAACCTGATATCCGAATCAATGTGGTAAAGAGATATTGGGATCATAGAGCTTTCATCAAAACTATCCTCCCAAGGAATATCGGGAAAATTTGCGTTGGTTAGGCTTAAATTTGATTCTTTTATTTTCGATACAAAAACCTCTTTATTAAAAATTATAGGGCCTAAAATTACCTCTCCAAGGGTTTCTAGAAGTCCTACGTTTGTTACGTTCGAGTCTATTTTTATTAATGCGTTCATAATTACGTCCAATCAAGCTTAACACAACCTCCACCGCCGTTACTAGCGAGCAAAGTGACAGCCCCTCCTCCGCCTCCACCGTAAAGACCACCCACGCCTTGGCTAGAAGTAGATGTTGATCCGTTTCCTCCGTCTACACCCCCAGAGCCTCCTCCACCTCCGGTCCCGGCTGGAGTAACTCCCGCTGACGTGCCCGTTCCGTTCGGACTAGTTCCCCCTCCACCGGGAGAAGAAACATTTGTATAAGCAGACGGCCTACCGCCTCCAGCTCCTCCACCCGATCCAGCAGTACTATTCACATGGGCTGAAGAGTTGAGCGCCTGTATACCGCTACCTCCAGCTCCACTATACCCCCCGGCCCCTCCTCCACCACTAGGCCCATCAGTCACACCAGTGTAGGTACATCCTCCGCCATTCCCGCCGCCATCCCCGACAAAACTTCCTCCAGCTATAGCTTGATTAAATCTTCCGGGCGACCCTCCGCCTCCTTTACAAGTGGCGGCGCTTATAAAGTAACTATCTCCACCTGCCGTCGATCCACTTGAATAAGCTCCGGATGTGCCAGCCGCCCCAACAATTACAGAGTAAGTAGTTCCCGGAACTACAGAAATGCTGGTTTTCCACCCTAAACCTCCCCCTCCTCCTCCCTGCATGGCGTACTGACAACAACTATAGTTCATCCCTCCTCCGCCCCCACCAATACAAACTACATATACAGAGCTAACCCCAGCCGGACAAGTCCAAGACGAAGAAGAGGTAAAAAGCTGAGAACCAGCAGCGCCACCGGTACCTCCATCCCACTGACCTTTAGTAACTTTGTAAAGGGTGCCCGACCTTTCTGTTACTATTAAATCTGTAATGACCGCGGTGCTCATATCTTATTATACTCAAGGAAGAGCTGGAAGAGAACTTATGAAGGTGTTTGAAATTGAGATGGTTCCCGTGGTTGTTATTGGTCCTCCTGTTAGGCCTGTGCCGGTCGCTACTGAAGTAACTGTTCCAGATCCTCCCCCTCCTCCTCCTGCCGCTGCCCATGTCACGGTTCCTGCACCATTAGTTTGTAAATGGTACCCCGCCGTTCC